ACCTACACCAACAACGGCAGCGGAACCGGCTACGACGAAGTAACCATCACTCGGACCTAATCCCATGACCGCAGTATTTGACAATGCGTTTCAGTCGAGTGTGTTCGCCCAGGCGTTCCCAGGTACTCCCGTAGCCAATTCCGGATGGGGCGTTAGCTACTCAAGCTTGCAGGAGCGAGTTGGCAAATACTTGTACGGGATTCGCACTGGATTCTCGGTGGAACAAACTTCGGACATTGACGACTGCATTCAAGATGGGTTGAAACGGGTTTACGCTGCACACGACTGGTCGTTCCTGCATCCCTTGGCAGATGTGACCACCACCGCGCCATACGCCACAGGCACAATCACAGTCGCGGCTGGGGTGGTGACTCTGACAGGCGGCTCGTTCCCGTCGTGGGCTGCTGCTGGCGTCCTGAAGGTCAACAACCAGTATTACTCGGTAGCCAGCCGAGGCAGTGGCACGCAAATAACGCTTGACTCGACATCGGTAACGATTGCTACTGCATCGAGTTATCAATTGGCCAGGCCAGAGATACCACTGGACGCTACGTTCGATGCAGTGGCCAACGACAGTGACTTGACGTACTACCCTAGTCCTGAGTCATGGTATCCTCCGGTTCGGAGGAGGCACGACTCGATGATTCGCCAGCTTGAAGGAAGCAATGCCGAGTTCGACCGCCCAGTGTTCTATTCCGTGAGAACATCAACGTTCGATCCGACTGTCGGAAGCCGCAAGGTGCTGGTTCTGTACCCGGCACCCAATGCAGTTTACACGCTTAGAGTGCCAATGCTCTTGCGGCCAGTATTGATCGACGAGACGAATCTCTATCCGATTGGCGGCGAGATGCTGAGCCAGGTCATTCTGGAATCGTGTTTGGCTGCCGCGGAGACGAATTTTGAAGAGAGAGAAGCCGTGCACCATAAGCGATACATGGAGTTAATCGTACTTGCCATTCGTGATGATCAGGAAAGATCAAGCCCAACAAGTTTGGGACCAGACATTGGTGACAATCGTTATTCAAGAAACAGGCTCAACGCGGACTGGATGAGGGCAGCAAGAATTGGCACAGTTAGCCTTGATGGATTGGACCTTTAGTACGATGCCGATGACCAACATTAATCTCGATCGCTTCTTCAATCGTCCACCCTCGTGTCAATCGCGAACGAAGAGTGCTGACATCAATTCCGGTGCGCGCAGCCCAGTCTTGCAGGCACAACGTTTCCCCTTTGTATGTCAGCATCACATTGGTGCGCATGTTTCGGCTTTGCTGTCCACGAGTGGCCCACCTGCTATTACTAGGCTCGTAATTTCCGCCTTTGTCTGGATAGCGATCAATGCTGTGCAGGATAGATGGTCTCTCGCCCATATCCTCAAGAAACGCCTCAAACGAATTTCGCCACCGTGCACACACCTGAACGCCGTGCGCACCATACCCATGGTAGTTTTCATTGCGACAGTTGTAGCATCGCGTCAGCATGGCCCTCCACGAGCAGTATGTAGGCGACTTGGATTTACCGTGCGTGACTGGGCGTTCGCGGCTCAAAGCGTCTCTAAGGCAGCCACAGCTTGTACTGCGTGCACAGCTAAGGCTGCCGCAGGGTACAGTGCGCACGGTGCCACATTCGCATCGGCAGTTCCACATGGCGCTACCTTGCTTATTCAGCCCAGCGTAATTGAGTACGGTCCATCGTCCGATAAGCTTTCCGGTCAAATCTTTTACGCGGCGCGAAGGAATTGCGATAGAATCGGAATTAGCCATGTTTCTACACCTTTGTCTGAGAGAAATGTGGTCAGAGCGGTACCGGAGCTAGAACTGCGGTACCGCTCACTATTATTACAAAATCTGGCCGCGTAAAACACAGTGGCGTCATTAGAAGCGAGACAAAATTATGTTTTCATCAGCCAAAGCCGACATCGTTACAGACGCTAGCGGAAATGCGACAGTTTACATTCAGTCAAGCATTAACTTTGGGCTTAATGGGTTTCTGATTTGCCTGAAGTATGCTCCAGGCACCATTGCCACCGGAGCAGACTTGACCATTACTGGTGAAGCTAGCGGCATTCCGATCATGTCAAAAACGGATGCCGGTACCAGCAACGTGTTCTACTATCCTCGTGCATTGCTCAACGCCGTAGCAGATGGATCAGCCGCATCCAATGGCAGTGAATTCATTCCGATAAAGAATGAACGTATCAAAGTCATTGTGGCTCAAGGTGGCAATGGCGGGGTCGGTTCAATCGAAGCTACTGTGGTAACCAATCCACCTTACTAAGTTCAATTTACTGTTACTGACAACATCATTCGAAGGAGATAGTTATGCCAGGTGATAATGCACATCGCATTCTGGACACGATCAAGAACGCAGATCACGCACTGCGAGATCCAGGCGCAAGCGGACGGATTACGCCATCAAAAGACCTGTTGGTCTGCGAGCTGGTTACAGCCGCTGCCGAGACACGGACACTCGACAATCCAACGAAGGTCGGTAGTCGATTTACGCTGCGAATGAAGACCGATGGCGGTGACTGCGTGGTTACTGCTTCCAATGGGTTCAACGTCGCTGGTAACACGGTTGCGACATTCCAAGACGTTGGTGACCAGCTCGAGTTGATTTCGGTGTCGCACACCACCGGGTACAGGTGGGAGGTGCTAGTGAATACAGGCGCGGTTGGTCTGGCCTAATCGGAGATGACGTGGCGACACTGGTACTCGCATTGACGAATTATCTAGCGACCTGTTTAGGACTTTGCCTTTACAGGTTCCGTCAATGCACGTTCTATGGACCAGCCGAGGCGAAGTCGCTTGCGCAAACTATTGATGTGGATTCCAACTTTGACAGCCCAGTGTGTGAGGCAAAGTGTTTCTCCGTTAAATGTAATCATTCGAACGCAGGATCGATTGAGGGTCTGCTCTGCCCTTGTTGCCCATCGGCAGTTCGCTGTCCAGCCATTCGACACGCACTCCTCGCAATGCCCGCAAGAGTAGCCTTTAGAACCATCGATTCTGTCAATGCTGTGAGATGCGGATGGCTTCACGCCCATATCGGCGTAGAAGTTCTCGAACGATTTCCATCGCTCGCATATTGCGACATCATTTCCTCCATAGCTAGGAAAAGATTTCGCGTTCGGGTTATTGCAGCGTTGCTTCATTCCCTCCCAGGAATTGTATTCGGTCGTATCGTGCATGCCGTGTCGTCGTCTAACACATGGTCTGCAACCGTGGCTAAGGTTCCTAGTGAGTTGGGAACCATTGACCAACTTTTGTGTTCCGCATTCGCAGATACAGGTCCAGAAGACATTACTCCTAGATGGATTCTTTTCTGCCTCGCCAAGAACCGTCCATTTACCGAATCGCTTCCCAGTCAGGTCTACAAAGTTGTGGGCGCGACGGTTAGAATTGCTGTCAGCCATGTGAATCTCCGCAATAGATTTAATGTGGTTAGAACAGCCAGTCAGCTACAACTGATTGGCTGCTCGTATTTTAGCACTTCTGTCATGGAGGGTACAGACTGTGCCTGCTAAAGAACTAATTTGGCCTTCAGGTGTCAATCGCGGCCTTTCTATCCGTCAGGAGGTAGGTAAGCGTGAAAGATACACATCGCCGTGGAGCTTGAACGTCCGAACCGAGGACTTCACCAAGAGACTACGCGGTGGCTCGTGGACTCCATCTGCGGCCGCAACGACAGTCGGTGTTGTGCATTCATCAGGCTATGTGGTTGCATCGCCGGGTGACTACGCGCCGGGTGTTAGCGGAAACGCGGACTGCATCTATCGCGATCGGTTTATCCGACCTGTCAGCCAAGCGATCTTCGCCAGCAGGATGGGCGTTTACACAGACTGGTCTATGGCGTCGGACATCAGCGATCTCGCACGCCCATTTGTGATGCAACTGTCGGAAGCGGGCGAACTAGGCGGAAACATCACGGCTTTGATTCCCCACAAGGATGCGTACCTCTTGGCGGCCACCAGCAGTTCGCTGTGGGTTGTTCGTGGCGATCCAGTCGCAGATGGCGGCTTGCAGAACATCTCGCGAGACGTGGGCATCGTTGGCCCTCGTGCGTGGTGTCGTGACCATCTGGACCGCTACTACTTCCTGTCTTCGCACGGGTTCTACACAGTGTCGGCCGGCGGCGACGGTGTGCAAGGCTTATCTGAGGATGTCATTCCGCAAGAGCTGACTGGAGTAACCGACGAAGACACGGTGTTGGAATACGATCACGCAACGAAAGGTGTTCGTATTTACATTCCTACGGCAGCGGTGAACTGGCTCTTTGAAACAGACCGCCAGGCATTCTGGCCTTTCAAGGTTGGCTATTCAGGCTCGCATGTGGCGATTGGACCGCTGTTCCTCAATAACGGTGAGACAAACGGCCGCCTACTGCGGTTGCACGGCATCACGGCGGCGAGTAGTGCCAATGTGACGTGGAGGGTGCTGGTAGGTGACACAGCAGAGCAGGTAAGCGCCAACGCCAAGGCGGCTATCGAAACTTTGGTGACTGGCGGTTCGCCATCGAACATTCACAGCAGCGGTGTCTGGACTGCTGGCATCAATCATCGAAGCTACCCGAGAGCCAGGGGTATGTTCATGATCCTGCTGCTGTCTGCCAGCGGAACCTGGGGATGGGAAGGCGCTGTCTGTTTCATGGAACCAAGCGGAATGTGGAGATAGGGACATGACGATACCAGACGTACCAGAGCAAGATCCCGGCCAGGGGCAGATAATTCTGCCGGCGATCCCTAATCCGTATTTGAGCATATGGTGGAGTACGCAGACTGTCACCCAAGTTCCTGAGAACGTCATGGGGTGGCTGGTTGCACAGGGGTATGAAGTCACTGGCATCACCCAGGACACAACCACAGTACCACCTACCAACTACTTCGCGCTCACTCGGGAGGGAATGAAGCCTCAAGACGTTCTGCTGAGTCTGTGCAACAGTTACACGTTTGCTGCTAACAATGCGCAGGACGCCAACCAGATTCGGTACAACGCGATCGTTGCCAACTGGACGGATATGATCGATACTTCGCACGATCAGTTCAATGCGCAGACAACTGAGCAAAACGCGCAGGCCGGTGTATTTCTGACCGACCTGGATGACTACATGAATGCGATTGAAACGCTCATCGCAGACAATCAGACTCAGCTAGGCGTTGATGCTTCCGAGGCCAAGGCCGCTTTAGTGGCAATGAACGCGCGGTTGACTGAACTGGAAAGCAATGCCGCGGCTAGTGCAGTCACCATCAACGATTTGCTGACTGGTCTTACTACCAACGTCAATACTTACGTGGGTGAGATTGAAGCAATCCTGGCCTTGCTAGATGCGGACTATGTGGCTGTAGAGGCAGACCTTGAGGCAATCAAGACGACCGCAGGCACTCTCGTTAACACGTTCGCTGGTGACTACCAAGCGGTACTGAGTTATCTGGAAAGCGACTACGTGTCTCACGACATACGCTCGCGAGGCTATCTGAACGACCTTGGAACAACAGAGCGAGCTCGAATAAACGAAGAGTCTGCCTCGAAGCTTTCGTCACAAATGCAAATGCTCGTCTCAAAGGGCTTGTATATGTCGACGATTCCTGTCGATGTTGTTCAGCGCAATTCGCGTGACAGAGACGAGAACATTCAGGCGCTCAATGACCGTTTGATGCGTGAGCAACTGGAAAACCAGCACAGGCTGTATCAACAGCAGTTCGGCATGCGTTCGCGAATGATGGATGGCATAAGCCAAGTGCATTCAGTTCGCCAGGAAGTATTGCGGTATCAGGCATCGCTGATCACTGGCACGTATGAACTTCTGCAAAACATTCGCAATCGAATACTGGCAGGACGGCAGGCCATTCTGTCCGCCAGGGATGCCAATGTGCGACTAGGCATACAAGTCACTTCGACTTTGCTCGAACAGATGCAGGCAGCCCTTACAAGTGTTCTGGGAGGTAAAGAGAGGTTCTCTACGTTGCTCATGCAGAATGCCAACGTTTTGTCCGAGCACAAGCACAGAGCAATTGCTGAAAGAATGAACACTGCGGTACAGCGACTCGATGGATGGAAGTCGGTCGCCGCCGATAACATGAAGTTGATGATGTACCAACTCGATGAACGCAATAAATTGCTCATAGGACTTTATGGTTTTGTCGAACGTCGACAGGACATCAGTCCAGAATGGGCCGATATGACAAAGATGATCAGCGGCTTGGCCGATAGCGGCGGGGGATGGTTGCAACCCTAGGTGACACATGCGAACTGGATACTAGAGGGTGTAATGTTTTACAATTTGTTCCATAGTCCAGCCTTGTTCGTCAAGTCGTCTCGCTATAGTGCGATGGGTGACGTTGAGCCTGCGCGCCCATTCACGAAGTCCGTGAGTTTCTCCGTTGTAGGTCAGAAGCCTTGTTTTGCGTGTATTCTGGCCTTGCTCCATGGTAGTTGCCCATTTGCAATTCGCAGGCCACCCGTTCGCGACGCACGAGTAATTTCCGTCGTTGTCTTTGCGCTCAATGCTGTGCTCAGGCGAAGGCTTATTGCTAACATCGGCAAGGAAGTTTGGAAACGAACGTCGCCAATGCTCGCATATGCGTATTCCTCGTCCGCCGTGCCAGTGATGTCTTTGACGTTGGATGGGCGGACAGTAGAATTATCCGTAGACATGATTCAACTCTTTCTCAGTTGGATTGTGATATAGAGCCAGAGCGGTCCACCACGACAGCTTTGGCTCGTTTCATTTTAGCGTAACGTAAACGTCCTGGAAAGGAAAAGCAGCATGGCAGACCCAGTATTCATCCCCGGTGACCTAAACGTTGCTGGCAGTCTTCGTTTGAACGGAACGGTGTCACCACCAATAGCCAAGGCCAGCATCTTGTCCTTGGCAACGGCACAGTTGTTTCCAGTCCCGCTAACTGACTTCCGTGTGTGGGATGCGATGGCGTCGCTGCTTCCGTCAGCAGGAGCCAACGATGATCTCGGCTTGGTTGGCGGTACGTTTGGAACAGCTACGCCGTCACTCAGAACGCAGGACCTTAAGACGGCTGGCGCGTCGAGTAACTATGCGCGAGTCTTAATACAGCTTCCTTGGGAATACGTGGCTGGCCAAGCTGTCAAGATTCGGCTCAAGGCTGGCATGATTACGACCGTTGCAGGAACGTCGGCATTCCTGGACTGTGAGGCATTCAAGCTTCAGGGTGATCCTGACGACGCGATTGGCTCCGATCTCGTCAGCACGTCGCAGACGACCATTAACAGTCTCACGTTCGCCGACATTGATTTCACGGTCACGCCAACTTCGCTGTCTCCAGGCGACATTCTGGATGTGCGGATCAGAACGATCGTGACTGACGCGGCATCGGGTACGGCTGTGATCGCGGGTATCACGAGCG